GGTCCCATTTCGACGGTAATCGCTCGAGATTCCACGCGGACGGAGATAACGGTCGAGCCCAGGTCGTCGATTCCGTAATTCGGAACGACCGTCGATTCGACGGTAACGCTCGGAACTGCGCTCGAAATAAGAGCCGCGACCGCGTCGCGTAAATCGCTCGCCCTGGACAATTTGTTATCCCTTGTTTGTGTGGATTCTGTAAAACGTTCGAAACCCGTCGCTCCATGACCAAAACGCGCCGTTGCTCGTTTGAACCAGGCAATAGTTTTCGCCCTGGTACTCGATCAAATCGCCGCGACTCGGTTCGGCCAGGTTATTGCCGATTTTTAACGCTGCCGGATCGACGATAAAATCCACCGACTTTAGAGACTGGTAAATGTCGCCGTTCGCCTGTTCTTGCCAGTCGGTCGAACCTATCGTCGCCGTGAGCGTTACGCGAATGTTACCTCGGACGAAAACGACCTCGACTCCGGCTGAATCCATCAGCCGGAGATTGTGCGTTTTCAATCCGTCGACAAACATTCCCATAGCTCGGGATCAACCTAAACGAGAGCGGTTTCGGAATCAGTCACCGCGTCGGTAACGACAATGTCGACGCCAAACGCGCTTTGCGGGAACGGAGCCGGAGCGCCGGTCGGGTTCGTCGCGGTTCGGCTCGCTTGTAGTTGTTGCAAACTGCGCCGGTTCATCACCAGGTGAGTCGCTGGGCGAGCCGCTGGAAACTTGGCGAGCGCGTCGGAAATCTTGTCGTCCGTCAAACCGTTCGCGCTGGCGTCCAGGTTCGCGATTCGACCGACTGAGTAAATCGAGCCGATTTGCAAACCGAGGTATGCTTGAACCGGAGTTACATAGGCGTTGAACATTCCGGTCGAACTGCCCGCCATCATTTGCTCGTAACTCGCGCCGACTGAAATGTTCCCGTCGTTGCCAGTAATGAGCGTGCAATCCGTCAAGGCGTCGACGCTCCGGACCAGGTAAACGCTCGAGAGCGCGGTCGATCCGCCTCCGTCGACGACCATTTCGTCGGCGAGCGCGTCGATGGTCGAGGCGTCCGCGAGACCCGTAAATCCTGCCGCACTCGCGCCGGTTCCGTAGATCAACTGTTCCTCGGCTTTGAAAAATCCAGCTTGTAACGCTCGCTGGCTTTCGCGAGCGATCCACGCCTCTTTCCCGAACCGATACTCGTCCGCGAACGCGGAGTCGACATGGAATGAACAATCCAGGAGAGCGAGGTCGATTGAGACTTTCGTATCGTTTGAATGTCCGTGGTCTCGTCCGTCGTTGATTGAACGGAAACCGACGACCGGAGCGCTGGTCTCTTTCAGGTATTTATGCTGTGTTCCGTTGCTCGCGAACTCCGCAACCAGGGTTTGTAGGAGGGGTGCGTCCTGCAATAGATCCGAGATTCCGTCGATGTCGGCGACGTTCTGGTCGTTGATTTTCAGGAGCTCGGAAAGGGGGGCGGGATTGTGTGCCATTGGTTCGAACCTTTACGTTTCGAGGGGTGTTTGTTGGTTTGTTGGTTTGTTGGTCGGGATCAATTTTTCGAGGCGTCGCCGCGAATTGAAAACAGACTTTCGAAATCGACTTTCTCGCTCTCGCTCTCGCTCGGAACGTCGACAGGATTCGATTCGCCGAGATCGACGGATTCGAGTTTTCCCTCGAGCTCGGCGATTTTGGCGTCGCGGTCGTCGATTTGTTTTGAGAGCTCGACGCAATGTTTCTCGAGAGCCTCGGAGAACCCGAGTCCCTGGTTAAACCATTCGACGCCGTTCGCGTTTCCGAACGCATCGGAGAACCGCGAGAGCTCGGCGAGAATACTCTCGCGAGAGGAGGATTCGGTCGGCTCGGTTTCCGGAGCCTGGTTTTCGTTTTTGTCGGTCATCGTTTGCGACTCCTGCGAATCGTTTAGAGAGATTGAAACATCGTTTTCGGTTTTCCACCGTTGGAAAAACTCGCGAGCTCGACCCGGTTCGATACCGAGTAGAGACTCTGGTTTGTCGTCGGAGACCCCGCTCGCGAAATTCAGAAATGCGAACGCCTCCGCTGGTAAATCCTGGCGATAAAACATTCCGGTCGGGTTTGCTGCTGGTTCGTCGACGACGTCGGCCGCGCGGAGTTTCAAAACGCGAGCGTGAGGCAAACCGTCGACGTTTAGCTCGTCCGGCGAGGAGAAATCGCCGTCGTCGTCGGAGTTGTAGTCGGTAAACATTTCGGTCGCGTCGAAATCCTGCTCGAATACAATCGAGAGACCGGCCGCGCTTGCGTCCTCCTCGGTTAAAAGCATGACGTACTCGGCGAGATCGCCGTCCGGCGTTTTGTGCGAGCTCTCGGAGAAATGGAGATCGCCGAGAACCTGGTCGCCGTCGATTCGGAAATCCTGAACGCGACCGAGCATTTTCCCGAGTCCGTCGGAGCTCATGCCAGGATGAGTGAAACGAGCCTTGATTCCGTTTTCCTGTTCGTTGCCGAGCTCGGCGACCTGGTCGAGCATTGTCGAGTCGATCCAGACCCCATGCCCGAGAGCCTCGCCGCGAGTGATAACCGCGACGTCTCGAATGATGCCGCTTTCGTATCGACCCCCCTCGCGGTCGATTTTAGGCTCGCTCTCGTTTTCAGCCCGCGCGAACCTGGTCGACTCGGGTCGAATTTCGTTTTCGGTTTTCGCTGGTCGCGTTACTGTGCTCACTGGTCGGCCTCGTCGGTTTCGCCTGAGTCGTTGGTTTCGTCTGTTTCGTTGGTCGAGTCGGGAACGACCGGCTCGCTCGTCGAGCTCCCCGCTTGCCATAGTGGATTAACGCCCTGGCTCTCGGCGAACTGCGCCGCCTTGGCGATTTCCTCGATGTTGTCGTAATAGTCGGTCCCGGTCGCTCGGCAAATTCGCTGTGGGGTGTCGAGTCCGTTTTGAATCGCCATGACAGAACCCGAGATTTCTTTCGCCGGATCCCACCAGGGCATACCGCGAGGGATCCAGTCGAACCGAACGTCGGAAACTCGCATCGACTCGGGGAGGATTAGGCGACCGTCGAGAACCCAGGAGTTGAGTTTCCACCGCGTATAGTTCGACCGCATTTCGATTTGGTCGCTGCGTTTGTCTTTACATGATCGCTCGTAGTGCAAAAACGCCGCTCGGGATCCGAAAAAATTAGAGTGCGAGGAGTCGAAAAACGACATCGGCAAATCGAGCGACGTTAGCGCGAGTTGGGTAACGAGTTGGGTAAATTGCTGAAACTCGCCGGAGGGGGTTTTCGATTCGATAACCTCCATTTTCTCGCCTGGCTCCATGTCGACGTACCGCGTATCGCTTTTCACGAACGCCTGAAACCCTCGAGACGCTGCGACATGGTCGAAATCGGTATCTCGTTCGCCGGATCCGTCGGCGACGTCGTCAATCGCGAGCGGAGCCTCCTCGCTGTCCCGATAAAACGCGAGCGCGAATAACTGCGAGACTTTCGATTTGAGGAGAGCGTAATTAACGTTTTCGTAAACGTCGCGGAGAGGATTCAGCGCCGAGACGAGAGGCGAGATTCCTCGAACCTGGTCCTGCGCGTATCGGTCGAAAAATCCGTAATGAATCCCGTTCCTCGCCTGAATAGATCGGACGAAATGCTTTCCCGTTAACCCGTCTCGAGTCCAGACGCCGAACCCGAGCTCGCGACCGAACCCCGAGATCCGGATTCCGTTAACCCACTGGTCCGAGGATTCGCCAGGAGGATTCCGGAGTAGATCGGCCTGGATACCCTGGATCCGACCGTCTCGCATTTTCACCAGGAGCGTATCGCCGTCGAGAACGCGCCGCATTTCGGCGAGGCGAAACATTTTCTCGCGTGAGAATTTCCCCGCGACGTCGAACCGCTCGCGAGTCGAGTCCTCGGCCATGAGTGTTTCGATTTGGTCGTCGAGCGACTTCTCGCCGGTCGCCGACTTGAACGAGAATTGAGCGACGTAGTCGAGATGTCTCCGAACCATCCACCCGGCGAGCGAGAGATTCCGCGTAAGGTCGCTCGCGGTCGACTGTAGCCGGTCGCGTTTGGCTCCGCTCGCGTAGTAGTCCTCGCGATAGATCGAGCTAGGCGACTGTTTGCGCTTGCCTTGTCCGTCGAGAACGTCGTAACCGAGGCTCGTCGTTTTCCCGCGTCCGAGGAGTTTGTCGAGAATACTCATCCCAGGTAGATACTCGCGGAGGTCGGTCGTCGTTTTCGATACTGGTCGCTCATGGAAACCAAACGGTCTCGCTCCTGGCGTAGCTCGGCAATCGAAATCGTTACGGTCGTTCCGTCGACGCTGGTCGTCGTTACTCCGCTCTCGATTTTTGCGTCGAGCGCTTCGATTTTCTGCCGGATTTCGTTCGCGGTGTACATTCCGACCGTTCTAGCTCGGTCGCGTCCGGTTTTCTATTCGTTGTCCTCCGCCTCGCGGAGTTATTTGTCGGAGCGTAGAAAAAACGCTCGATCCGATGTTGCCCGCATTTCTTGCAAGACGTTCGACGGAGTTGTACGCGACCGTAGGAAACGCCGCGAATGATGACGTCGGAGAGCTCGACCGTGTTATGGTATTTGGTCCGTTCGTCGCTGCCGCATTTCGGACAAACGACCGCCTCGACGTCGATTTGAATATAATTTTTTGCCATAGTTAAAACCCTACGAAATCCCTGTTGGTTCGTTTGTTGCGACGTTTTGTTTTCTTTTGTTGTCGAGCCTCCGACGGATCCGGTTCGATTTCGAACCCTATTCCCTCGACACTCGCGAGAACACAATTCCCGACGAGGCAATCCCAGTAGTCGTTATCTCTCGAGTTAAAATCCTGTTTCCAGACGACGACCGAGTTTCCGGCTTTCCCGAACTCGCGAACCGGCGTCTCGGCGACCAGGTGCTCGGCGAGCATCCGGTGTCGAGCCGGAGGCGATTCGAAAAACAGGATCGACGAGTCGCTGCCTGGTAGCGCCTCGAGTTTCTCGGCGGTCGTCGTTTTCCACCAATTCGTATCGACGAGAATCTCGCGAACGCCTCGCGTGTTTTTTGGGGGTGGTTGTAGCCGACAATGGAGTCCGAGTCGGTCGCCTTTCTTATGCTGCCAGGCTGCCCACTGGCGAGAATCTTTGCCGATGAACTGCCCGAAATGCGGGTGAATCCGACCGACGTAATTCGACTCGCGACAAAACCGACGAACGGTTCGCGTATGGAATCCGGATCTCGCGTCGACCGCGACTCGATCCATCGACATAACCGCGCCGTCGAGCCGTTTGTATTTCCTCGAGAATAGTAGTTTCGTAAGCGCGCCGAGACCCTGATAAATTGCCTCGTTCAGATTGTCCGTTCGAAATCGTTTTTGTAGCGTTTTCTCGACTTGCTGTTTCGAAAAATGGATTCGTCGTTGGTCGGGAAATGTTCCGTAGTCGATGACATGCCCGCGACCCGTGAGCTCCCAGGCAACCGACATGAAAAACAAAACGTTATTCTGAACGTCGATAAACGTTGTGAGTTTCTCGCAATACTCGGGAACCGCGAGACGTTTAACGCCGTTCGTTTTCTGTAGCAATGTCTCGACGTTCAGGTTAAACGGCAAATCGGCTCGAGCGGAGAGCGGTTCGTTTTGGTACTCCGCCGCGAACGCTGCCTCGTCTCTGAATCGTAGGTGGTAGGCGTGTTGTAGCGCCGAGACCTCGTCGGGGTTTTTGCGGTGTTCCCAGGCGACCGAGCTCCCCGCGTGTAGCTCCTCGAAATTCTCCTCGACGAACTGCCTGGGAACGGATCCGTCGGAACCCTCGCGGAGATCGTCCTCATAATGTTCGCGATATGCGTCCCACAATTCGCGACCGCGTTCGCTCGGCCAGGCGTAAACCATCGAGCATTTTTCGCCGCGCCAAACTGGGGATAGCTTTCGGTTAAGCAGGCGGTCGGCTAGATCGTTTTGGTAAACGACGGTCATCGCGCAAATCGCCGAGATTGTCTTGCCTGGTCCGGACATTCCGAGAATGTCGCCGAGCATGATTTCGTAACGTTTGTTGCATTGGCTCGGGCTCGCCGCGCTCTCGCTGGTTTGCGGGTCGTCGATCAAAACGAGATCCGGTCGGAGGATCGTTCCGTCGGACGTCGCTATTTGTTGGCCGCGAATGTTACCAGTGATCCCGCAACAATTCAAAACCGAGCCCGAGGTCGGAACGCCTGGAATGTTGCCAAATGCGATTCGGTCGGCGAGCCACTGAACGTTCGTTTTTTTCGATTCGAACCGCTGCCCCTGGCTCCGTCGCGACTCGCCGTCGAGACTTTTCAGACCGTGTAGTTCTCGAGCGTAGAGTTTCGCCAGGATAGGGTTCGAGGCGATTTCGATTTTGATGTTGTCCAGGAGACTCGTCGCCGCGTTCTCGGTCGCCGCGACGACGACACAAAAACGACGGAGT